TTATATTTACACACGGAACACAGAAGAGAATCCCAATTTTAAGGATTATGGACGGATCTATCTTCGCAGGGAAGATGTGCTGCATATACCGGGATTAGGATTTGATGGTTTAGTGGGATATTCTCCGATTGCTATGGCTAAAAATGCAGTAGGGATGACACTTGCCTGTGAAGAATACGGTGCATCGTTTTTTGCAAATGGAGCAACACCGGGTGGTGTTTTGGAACATCCGGGCGTTCTGAAAGATCCCGCAAAGGTAAGGGATAGCTGGCATAAGGTGTATGGGGGTTCAAGAAATGCAGGAAAAGTGGCTGTTCTGGAAGAAGGAATGAAATATCAGCAGATAGGGATTCCGCCGGAAGAGGCACAGTTTTTGGAGACAAGGAAATTTCAAATCAATGAGATTGCAAGGATGTATCGGATTCCTCCACATATGGTAGGGGACTTGGAGAAATCCAGTTTTTCTAACATAGAGCAGCAGTCTTTGGAGTTTGTGAAATACACATTAGATCCGTGGGTAGTCAGGTGGGAACAGGCTTTGCAGAAAGCATTGTTATTGCCACAGGAAAAGAATGAGTATTTTATAAAACTAAATGTGGATGGATTATTGCGAGGGGACTATGCCAGCCGAATGAATGGGTACGCCGTAGGCCGGCAGAATGGATGGCTGTCAGCAAATGATATCCGGGAAATGGAAGATCAGAATCCAATTCCAGAAGAAGACGGAGGAGATTTATATCTTGTGAATGGAAGCATGACAAAGCTGGCAGATGCAGGAGCCTTTGCAGGAAAGGCAGGAGGTAATATGCCACAGGTTTAAAAGATTTATGCTCAACTGGAGTTGAGCAACACTATGTTGCGTAGTGGAATAATATGCTACTGTTTGGTGACAAGAGTAAAAAGCAGAAGATCCCATGAAAGTGGAGAATTGAAGCAGAACAAGCGGAATATAACAAAAAATAGAAGGCTTTTTCTTTTGAAAGTGGAGGATAAATCCAAAATTAGATGAAAATATCAAAAATAATAAAGTGTGTTTTAAGGACGATAATCAGAAACAGAGTATCTGGTTATGGTCCTTTTTGTGTGCTTAAAACACAGTCGTAAAAGGAGGAACAGGATGAAACGGAAGTTTTGGAACTGGGTAAGGAATGAAAATGATGAGAGCAGAACCCTGTTTCTAAACGGAGAGATTTCCGATGAAACATGGTATGGGGACGAAGTGACTCCGAAGTTGTTTAAAGAAGAATTGCAAAGCGGGGAAGGCGATATCACGGTATGGATCAATAGTCCGGGAGGAGATGTATTCGCAGCGGCACAGATCTATAACATGTTGATGGACTACAAAGGGAATGTGACTGTGAAAATTGATGGGCTGGCTGCTTCAGCAGCATCCGTGATTGCAATGGCGGGAACGGAAGTACAGATGTCTCCCGTGGCGATGATGATGATTCATAATCCTGCGACCATTGCTATCGGTGATTCTTCAGAAATGAAAAAGGCAATCGACATGTTGGATGAAGTAAAGGAATCCATTATGAATGCTTATGAAATTAAAACGGGACTATCAAGATCGAGGATTTCACATTTGATGGATGCGGAAAGCTGGTTCAATGCAAAGAAAGCTGTAGAACTTGGCTTTGCAGATAAGCTCCTTTTTTCTAAAGAGGAACCAGAAGGGGAAGAAGAAAAAGAGTTGGAAATGGAAGCAGTGATGTTTTCACGAAAAGCGGTGACGAATTCGCTGATGTCAAAACTGATTCCCAAACCAGAAAAAAAGACACCCATTGAACAGTTAGAAAAGAGACTTAGTCTCTTGGCACATTAAAAGAGGAGGATTTTTAATATGAATCAGATTTTAGCATTAAGAGAGAAAAGAGCAAAAGCGTGGGAGGCAGCAAAGGCATTTTTAGAATCTAAACGAGGAACGGACGGGTTGCTTTCAGCAGAAGATACGGCCACTTATGACCGTATGGAAGCGGATGTGGTTAATCTTGGAAAAGAGATCGAGCGTTTAGAAAGACAGGCAGCTATTGATGCAGAACTGAATAAGCCTACTAGTCATCCAATCACAAATCAGCCGGGGAAAGGCAATGGAGGAGAAGAAAAAACAGGAAGAGCCTCAGCGGCTTATAAAACTGCATTTTGGAATGCGATGAGAAAGAAAAATTATCTTGATATTCAGAATGCTCTTCAGGTTGGAACAGATTCAGAAGGAGGTTATTTGGTTCCCGATGAATATGAAAGAACTCTGGTGGAAGCGTTGGAAGAAGAAAACTTTTTCCGAAGTCTGGCAACCGTGATTCAGACCTCCAGCGGAGATCGTAAAATTCCTATCGTGGCATCCAAAGGAGAAGCAAAGTGGATTGATGAAGAAGCGGCATATCCAGAATCTGATGACAGCTTTGGACAGATTTCCATTAGTGCATATAAGGTTGCGACCATGATTAAAGTTTCGGATGAGTTGTTAAACGATAACGTGTTTAATTTGGAAGCCTATATTTCTAAAGAATTCGGACGAAGAATCGGAACGAAGGAAGAAGAAGCATTTTTTACTGGAGATGGCAAGGGAAAACCGACAGGAATCTTTAATGCTACAGGCGGAGCTTCTGATGGAGTCACGACCGCAGGCGCAAGCATTACGTTTGACGATGTTATGGATTTATTTTATTCTCTGCGATCCCCATATCGTAAAAAAGCGGTATGGATGCTCAATGACAGCACCGTAAAAGCGTTACGTAAATTAAAAGATGGGAACGGGAATTATATTTGGCAACCGTCCGTGCAGGCGGGAGTGCCGGACATGATTTTGAACCGCCCATATTTTACGTCTTCATTTGTACCGGAAATTGCAGCCGGACAAAAGATTATGGCATTTGGGGATTTTTCCTATTACTGGATTGCGGACAGGCAGGGACGTTCCTTTAAACGCCTGAATGAGTTATTTGCGGCAACCGGACAGGTTGGTTTCCTTGCGAGCCAGAGGGTAGATGGGAAATTAATTCTTCCAGAAGCAGTAAAAACGATGAAACTGAAAGAAACGAGATAAGAAAGAGGGGTGTCTACATGCTGATTACACTAGAAGAAGCGAAAGAATATTTGAAGGTGGAATATGAGGATGAAGACACCCTGATTCAAACGCTGATCGATTCTTCCGAAATACTGTGTAGAGATATTATACGGCGTGATATTCTGCCAGAGAATGCTGCCGTAAAAACTGCTGTATTATATGCGGTGGGTGTGATGTTTGAAAACCGTGGCACGAATGAAGAAACGGAAAAAATGATTCCTACATTGAAAAATATTCTTTCTTCCAATCGTGAGGAGGTGTTCTGATGGATATTGGTTCAATGCGACAACGGATTATTCTTCAAAAGCATATATTACACACAGACGAAATCGGAAACCACCAGTCTCATTGGGAGAAATTTTATTCATGTTTTGCTTATGTAAATCTTGCGTCTGGAAAAGAAAATGTTACGGATATAGAAACGCTATCGGAAGATACATTGGTGTTTATATTACGCTGGTGTGAAAAATTAAGAGAAATCAATAAAAAACAATATCGGATTTTGTTTGAAAATGAGGTTTATAACATCATTTGTGTGGATGATGTGCAGTTTACGCATAAAAAATTAAAACTGACAGCAGTTCGGGAGATACGAGGTGGAAAGAATGAGCAAACGGGTGACATCTAATCAATTGGCATCAGAGATCATGAATGCTTTGAAAGAGTATAAAGAAGTGACAGATGATGTTGTAAAGCAGGCGGTTAATACAGTTTCTGAAGAAACAAAGAAAATGGTACAATCTGCTTCTCCCACAGATAGTGGTGGGTACAAGAAAGGGTGGACTGCGAAAAAGATGAAAGATTCTGCAAGTAAAACAGAGGTTGTCGTTTATAATCGCAGCAAACCTGGACTAACTCATTTATTGGAGAAAGGCCATGCAAAGCGAGGAGGGGGTAGGGTAGAAGCAAAAGTGCATATTGCACCAGCGGAATCCTATGCCATATCACAGCTTGAAGATAAGATCGTGAAGGGATTGAAATGATGGAATTAAAAAATATTATGAAGTTATTAGGTGGTCTCGGAATTCCTATCGCATATCATCACTTTGCAGAAGGAGAATCTCCAGAGCCGCCATTTTTAATTTATTTGACTCCGGGAAGCCATAATTTCTCCGCAGATGGGATGGTGTACTTTAAAGTAAAGCAATTAGATGTGGAATTATACACGGATAAAAAAGATATTGCACTTGAAGAAAAATTGGAGAAGATTTTGGATGCACAGGGGATTTTCTATAACAAGACAGAAACATATATCAAATCAGAAAAATTGTATGAAGTGTTGTATGAATTGGAGGTATAGCAATGGGAAATAAAGTAAAATTCAACTTGAAAAATGTTCATGCTGCAAAACTGACAGAAAAGGAAGAAGGGGGAAGTACAAAATTTGAATATGGCGTGCCAAAGGCTATTCCGGGAGCTGTCAGTATCAGTCTGGACGCAGAAGGAGAATCCAGTCCGTTTTATGCGGATGGAATCGTATATTTCCGTTCTGTGACAAACAATGGTTATAGCGGAGATTTAGAAATGGCGCTGATTCCAGAATGGTTTAGAACAGAAATTTTACAGGAAAAGCTAGACGCAAAGGGAGTATTGGTAGAGAATAGTTCCGTTGCAGAAAGTGTAAAATTTGCCCTGTTATTTGAATTTGATGGGGATATTAATGCAATCAGACACGTCCTTTATAATTGCAGTGCTTCACGACCGTCTATTGAATCTGAAACAAAAGAAGATACAATTGAACCGGGAACGGAAACCTTGTCTATTACGGCAGATCCACGGTCTGACGGTTTGGTGAAAGCGCGAACAGGAGATACTACGGATGAGACAACCTATAAAGAATGGTATAAAACGGTGTACACACCAACGGAAGAAGGAGGCGGAATGGCATGATTAAAAGAGAAATAGAAATCTGTGGAAAAAAGATTCCTTTTCGTTCTTCGGCGACAATTCCCCGATTATACAGGGCAAAATTCAAAAGAGATATCTTTAAAGATTTGAGTAAACTGGAAAAATCGTATGTTGGAACACAGAAAGATGGCGCAGAATTTCAGATTGATGATCTGGAAATTTTTGAAAATGTGGCGTATATCATGGCATACCATGCGGATAACAGTATACCTTCTACGATAGAAGAATGGCTCGACCAGTTTGATATGTTTTCTATTTATGAGGTGCTGCCACAAATTTTGGAATTATGGGGAGACAATGTGGCTACGGATATCAAAGCAAAAAAAGGCTTGGCAGAAGTGAGCGGGAGATGACAACGCCCCTGTTCCTTCTGCGATGTACGGAAATAGGAATTTCTATTGTGGATTTAGATTTTTTGACGATTGGTTTGGTGATTGATATGTGGACAGAAAAAGCTAATGACAGTGTGAAATATAAGCGCTTGGCCAGTCAAGAAGACTTCGATAAGTTTTAGAGAATTATTGAATTCATAGTTTTTTCTTGATATACTTTTTATGAAAAACTATGAATTCAATTGTAATTACAAATTATATAGGAGCGAGATGGAGTGGGAATTTTTCTATAGACAATTAAAAGCAGGAAAGAATATTGACGAAACTTGTTTTTATTTTAGTGATGACGAAGACGAGAGAGAGCACATATTAGGATATTTACCGCAATTTGAAAAACCTTATTGGATTGGATATTGTGACGTAGAAGATGGATGTGAATTTGCAACAGCAAAAGAACTGGTAGAAGCATGTGTTTTTAATGGAAAATCTTTGAAAGAACGTTGGGATAAAGTTATTATATATAGTATAGAGGGAATAGATTTGCAAGATTGGTTGGAAGTGTGTGAACATTGTTATTGAAAAAAGAGGGATATATGCTAAATTTAAGTAGAATTCATGATTATTCATTTGAGAATTATAGAAAGATAAAATCGGTGAAGAGATGTGGATGCTTCTATTGTAATCGCATTTTTGATGCGGAAAAAATTCATGAATGGATAGATGATGAAAATGGACAGACGGCTGTATGTCCATTTTGTGGAATTGATTCGGTAATACCTGAAACGGTGAATAATGAGTATAAGCTAACAAAAGAATTACTTCAAGAACTGAATAGGCGTTTTCTTTAGAATCAGTCGATGAACTAAAAATCAAAAAAATATGAATTGGTTCAGTTAAGAAAATGGATTTTATGATTTGGATGCAAATTAATTTATTTTAGGTGAAATAGGAGAGGTCAGAGTGCTTAAAAGAGAGGAAATTTTAAAGTATGGATTAACATTTTCAGACGTATATGTAGATACTCCATTTCATGATCCAAACTGGGTATTGCTAAGATATGAAAAAAATAAAAGAGCTTTTGCATGGACTTATGAAAGGGAAGGACATATATGGGTAAATGTAAAGGTAGCTCCAGAATGGAGAGATTTTTGGAGAAATACATATTCCTCAGTAATTCCGGCATATCACCAAAATAAAGAACACTGGAATTCTATTATATTAGATGGGACAATACCGGATACGGATATTAAACGCATGATTGCGGAAAGTTATGATTTGATATGTAAAAAGAAATAAATAAAATAGTAAGATGGCATCGGTTCAGAAAAGAATCGGTGCTTTTTTCATGCTCGGAGAAATCCGGGCTTTCTTTATGTCTTTTTGGGAGGAGGTGCAGACATGGGAAACAGGATTAAGGGAATTACAGTTGAAATCGGAGGAGATACCACAGGTCTTGATAAAGCGTTACGCGGCGTGAATTCTTCAATTACTAAGACACAGTCTGCCCTCAATGACGTAAATAAATTATTGAAACTCGATCCATCAAACACAGTACTAGTGGCACAGAAGCAGCAGTTACTTTCGCAAGCGGTCAGCCAGACAAGTGATAAATTAGAAGCATTGGAATCTGCACAGGAGCAGGTAACGGCAGCTTTTCAAAGAGGGGATATAGGACAGGATAAATATCAGGCGTTTCAAAGAGAGGTAGAGGAAACACGAGGGAAGCTGAATCAGTATAAAAATGATTTATCTTCACTCCAAACGGAACAAGACCGTCTTTCTTCCAATACAGCAAGATTGGAAAAATTATTTTCTTCGACAGGAACACAAGTAGATGATTATGCGGATGTTCTTGGAAGTAAATTAGTTTCTGCGATTAAAAATGGAACAGCCAATTCAGATCAAATGAAGACAGCCATCGAGAAAATTGGAAAGTCTGCAACAGGCGGAAAAGCAGATATCCGTCAATTGACCGATGCGCTGGATACGGTTGATGACGGAGAAGCCATCCACAATCTGATTGAAGAATTAAAGCAGGCAGGGGATGCGGCTCAGGATACCGCCGAAGATGTGGGGCGGATTGCAGAAAATACAAAAGGTGCTGCCTTGATGCAGACCGCAGATCAGCTTTCGGCTGTAGGAGATAAAATTCAGGACATCGGAACAAAAGCAATGGATGCTTATTCGGAAACGGAGAATGCGGTCACAAAAGTAAATGCGTATTTTGGAGAAACCGGACAGGCAGCAGAAGAATCGGCAAATGTTATCAAATCTGTGTATTCAGATGGTGTGGGAGAAAGCATGGACAGCGTGGCAGATGCCGTCCTTATGGTAAAAAAGAACTTGGGTGATCTGAGTGAAACAGACCTTACTAATTTGACACAGCAGGCCATTACGTTGGACGAATTGTATGGAATTGATATGAATGAAACGCTTCGTGGCGTGAATTCTTTAATGCAGCAGTATGGTTTGACTGCACAGGAAGCGATGGATTACATCGTAGTTGGTACACAGAATGGCTTGGATAAAACAAATGAGTTAGGAGATAACCTGAGTGAATATGCAGGAAAGTTTTCTCAGGCGGGATATTCGGCATCGGAGTATTTCCAATTGCTGGACAATGGCTTGAAGAATGGTGCGTATAATCTTGACAAGGTAAATGATGCCATCAATGAAGTGACTACCCGTCTTGTGGATGGAACAATTGGAGAGTCCATCGGTTCTTTTTCTACAAAAACACAGGAATTATTTACTTCATGGCAGAATGGGGGAGCAACACAGAAGCAGGTCATTGATTCTATCGTGGCAGATATCGGAAACTGTACGAATCAACAGGAAGCGTTAAACCTTGCTGCTTTAGCATTTGGAACAATGGCGGAAGATGGAAACTTAAAATTCATTACTTCCCTGACTTCTGTCGGAAGTACCTATGACAGCGTAAAAGGATCTGCACAGGGGATGTTTGATGCAACAACAACACCGATGCAGCAGATGGAATCCAATACAAGAAAATTACAGCAGGCATTAGTACCGTTAGGAGAAAAACTGGCGGAATTGGCAAATGCAATTCTTCCACCATTGTTATCCGTGATTACTACGATTGGAGGATGGTTTGAGAGATTACCGGGACCAGTTCAAAATTTCGTCATTATTTTAGGGGCATTGCTGGCGGCGTTCACAGCCCTTACTCCGGTTATTGCAGCTATTTCTGTGGCGATGGGTACTTTGAATATTTCAATGCTTCCTATTATTGCTGTCATTGCAGCGGTGGCAGCGGCGATTGCCGGAATTATTGCGATTATACAAAATTGGGGTGCGATTACACAATGGTTCGGAGAACTGTGGAATACCATCTGTACCGGAATTGGTGCAATGGTAGATTCTCTAAAAGCATGGTTTTCAAATTTGTGGACGCACTTGCAGTCTGTATGGGAAGGAATATGTAATGTGGTACAGACGGCGGTCATGCTGCTCGGCTCTATTATTCAGGGTGCGATTGATATTATAACATTACCGTTCCAGATGATTTGGGAGAACTGCAAAGGAATTGTTTCTTCCGTATGGGAGGGCATTAAATCTGTAGTGTCATCTGCAATCCATGCAGTTTCCAGTACAATCTCATCTGTGATGGGTGCGATAAAAAACGTGATTTCTACAGTATGGAATGCGATAAGCAGTAAGGTCTCATCTGTTTTAAATACCATTAAAACTACGGTATCGACAGTATTTAATGCCGTGAAATCCGTGGCATCAACAGTATGGAATGGAATTAAATCCGTAATTTCTTCTGTGGTGGATGGCATAAAAAGTAAGGTTAGTTCCGTATTCAATGGCGTGAAAAGCACGGTTACTTCTATTTTCAATGGGATTAAAAGTACAGCAGCTTCCGTATGGAATGGAATCAAAGAAGCGATTATAAAACCAGTGGAAACAGCAAAAAATGCGGTGAAGGGAATCATAGATAAAATTACAGGATTCTTTTCCGGTATGAAACTGGAACTTCCTAAAATCAAGTTGCCACATTTTAAGATTTCAGGAAAGTTGTCACTTTCGCCTCCGAGTGTACCGCATCTTTCCATTGACTGGTATAAGGAAGGTGGTATTTTAACCAAGCCTACTGTTTTTGGAATGAATGGAAGCAGCTTAATGGCAGGAGGAGAAGCAGGTAAGGAAGCGGTTCTCCCATTGAAAGGTTTTTATGATCAGTTAGAGCATATTTTATCAAGCCGGATGAATACAGGGAAAATGGAGCAGTATCTTGCCGTAATCGCCAATAATAGCAGTAAGGGCATTTATTTGGAAGATGGAACATTGGTGGGACATCTGCTCCCGGCTATTGACAGTCGTTTGGGACAGGCACAGAAGTTGAACAGGAGGTTGAGTTTATGATCCCTGATGTGAAATTAAATGGAAAATCTGTTCGTGAGATGGGATGGATTCGGGAAAATATTGATTTTCCGACCCCACAGTCCCAAACGAATACAATCGTTGTTCCGGGAAGAAATTCTCCAATCCGATATACAGAAGCGTTAGGAAGGGTATCGTATCAGCCACGGAGTTTTACCATTGTTCTGTCAATGCTAGGTGCTAGAAAGCAATATGATCAGAAGGTCTCCGAACTCGTGAATCAATATGCCGGAAAGCTGATAAAGGTAATCCGTTCTGAAGAACCCGATGTATATGCACTTGGGACTGTAGAGTTTGCCCCTGTATATGATCCGCTGCTTAGAAAAGGCACAATTACATTGGAGTGTATGGATGGAGATTCCTATTTTTACCATGTGAAGGAAAGTGAAGTCGTGCTTTCTGGAAGTGGCACGGTTATACTTCAAAACGATTTTATGCCTGTGGTTCCAGTAGTGATCACCACAGAGGAGACCGCATTTTCTTGGAGAATAGGAGAAGATACCTATGAAAAATCCGTAAGTGCCGGAACATGGGAGTTCCCGGAAATGGAACTTGGAGCAGGGGAAAACCGTCTGAGTGTTAAGGGAGAGGGTGTCACAACATTCCGCTATCGGGAGGGGAGATTATGAAATTATTTCGTGTTTATGTGGATGGAAAGTTATTTTACCATCCACATTTTTCTCGTCTTGCAATTACTCAGGCACAGGTAAAAGAAGATGCAGAAAACATTGACAGTCTGATATTGTCTGCACCTTATAACCATCCGTATCTGAAAGATGTGAAACCGATGTCTTCTGAAATCGTGTGTAAAAAAGGAGAGAATACTGTATTTGAAGGCAGGGCGTTGGATGATGGGATTGATTTTTATAATACTCACACATGGACTTGTGAATCAGCACTTGCATATCTGAAAGATTCCATGCAGCCGCCGTATTCATATAAAGGAAATTTAAAGGGGCTTTTGGAACTGTTTCTGACAGAGCATAACAAGCGGGTAGAAAAAAAGAAACAGTTTCATATAGGAAATGTGACGGTGAAGGATAACAATGATTATATTTCTTATAGCAGCTCTGAACATTCCGTAACATTGGACGCAATACAGGAGAAACTGATGAAAACGCATGGCGGTTACTTACAGGTACGATACACACGGGAAGGGAAAATGTTGGATTATCTAGAAGATTTCACAGCCTTTTCTTTACAAAAAGTGGAGTATGGGAAGAATCTTTTAGATGTAAAAATTTCTCAGGATCATACAGAGAGAATCACGGTTTTGATTCCGCTTGGAGCAAAAATTAAAGAAACTGATGAAGACGGGAATGAAGTGGAAACTGGAAAAAGAGTGACCATTACAAGCGTAAATGAAGGAGTAGAGTATGTTTATGATGAAAAAGCCTTAAAAGAGATAGGGTGGATTTGGACAGTAGAAGTTTGGAATGACGTAACCGAGCCGGGGAATCTTCTCAGAAAAGCGAAAAGCCGGGTGGCAGAATTAGCAAAAGGTATCACAAGCATGGAACTTTCCATTGTGGATGAATCGGATGCGGGTGTTGATATTATGGATATTCATGCCAGACAATACGTGGACTGTTTGTCTCCGCCGCATGGAATTGATGGAAGATACCTTTGCGTGAGTAAGACAAGGGATTATCTGAACCCATCGGGAAACACCATCACAATCGGTGCGTCCAGCATAACACTGACTTCCTTATCAGCGAAACAACATGGGAATCTGAATACATTGGAAAAAGATATCATGGATCAAGATTCCAAATTGGAAGATATGTCGGGGAAAGTAGAAGAAATACAATCTTCAAAGATGTATCGGACAGAACTATTGGTGGAGGGAGTAAATATTTTCAAAGACCGGGGACAGAAAAGCACCATAAGGTGCCGGGTATATTCTTGGGATAAAGAGATAACGGATACATTGGATGCGTCTGCATTCTGTTGGCATCGTAACTCTGGAAATGAGGAAACAGATGCGGATTGGGATCGGCTTCATGCAGGAAGGAAATCGATTGTAATCACGACAGAAGATGTGCAGGATAATGCATCCTTTTATTGTGAGATTAAGATTTAGGAGGAATTTTATATGGCTACAATTTTAACTTCCAGTCAACAGACATTCGTTGACATTACAGATCAAAGAAAACTATCAGCGTATATTACATCCAATCTGCCGAAGACGCAGAGTGAAAATCCAAACGTGCTGCCACATTCCTATGCACCAAGCTGGGCGGTCACGAATCTGAAGTTAACTCCTGTTATTTTTCTGGATCAGACGAATCTTTCATTAGGTGCGTCAGGATTATCTATCAATTGGAAACGAAAAGATGGAACAGGTGCGGAAAGTGCATTGATCGCAGGAGAAACGGTGGCAGGAGGAATACTAACCGTAAATAAGGATAATCTTGCTACCTCTTCTTCGGGAATGGTCACTTACATTTGTTATATCAGTTATTATGATTCAGAAACAAAGAACACCGTCAACATTTCTTCAGATATTACCTACACGCTGGTTAAGAATGCACAAAATGCTAAGTTGGCATCCGTGACGGCAGATACCCATGTATTTAAATACGATGCGGGTTCTTCTTTGGTAGGGGCGGCACAGGCTACGCTTACCGCGCAGGTACAGGGAGTGTCTATCAGCAAATGGCAGTATAAAAATAGTTCTGGAAACTGGGTGGATTATCCGACTACTTCTGATAATGGCAGTGTTACTGGTGGAATATTGGTGGTTAAACCGACACATTCCGTTTTCTTTAATAATGTAGCTCAGATTAAATTATTGACAGATGATGTGGATGTTTATGATACGGTAACCATTACGAAAATTTATGATGGCGAAAAAGGTGATCCGGGTGCTGCTGGTGGTGATGGAAAAGGTGGTCTTTCGGTTATTTTAGGAAATGAAACACAGTCCATTGCTTGTACAGCAAATGGAGCTGTAGCAGCGGAAGTTCTTGTAAACATTCCTTTTACTGGGTATGTCGGAATTGAACAGACTCCCTGTACATGTACGGTAGGAACATTGCCGGATGGTGTTACGGTGAAAACGAACACGGCAGCCACGGCAACGATAGCTGGTAAGCTGTCCCTGTTGTTTGCGGCAAATGCAACATTGGGCGGAGCGTCTGTATTAAATGGAACGATAGAATTAACGTTTACAATTTCAGGGAAAAAGGTAATAAAACAGTTTTCGTGGTCAAAATCTAATAAAGGAAATGCAGGAGCGAGTGCAGTCGTGTTTTCTGTATATGCACCAAATGGAACTGTGGTGCTAAATCAGTCGGGGACATTACTTCTTTCAACATCTGCCTATAGCGGTTCAACAGCAATTACAAGTGCTACCTATCAGTGGGCAAAATATGTAGGAGGCACATGGAATAATATCAGCGGCGCAACATCTTCTTCCCTTACCGTATCGGGATCGGATATTGTCAACATTCAATCCTACCGTTGTACGATGACGTATGGTGGAAAGAACTATGCCGATGTGATAACTGTGGAAGATAAGTCTGATCCCTATGTGTCTGAAATGCTGTCTATCGGAGGCTTTACGGTAAAGAATAATTTGGGAGGGGTTGTTCCTTATGTGATTGTGCGGACAAATCAGAAAGAAGTGGATGCTCTGCTTGGAAACATCGGGGAAACTGCTCCATCAAGTCCAAAATCAGGAGATTTCTGGTACAAGGTGGATCATACTGCCCAAAGTGTTGTTTTAATGAAGTACGATGGAGCAGAGTGGAAAAATGCTACGGAAAAGCAGGCCCTGACCTATACATGGTATATGCAGGATAAAGATGGGAAAGCGATTACTTTTGAAAAGAGTGGAAAAGTAATCTATTTATCCGCAAAGGATATTGACAGTCTTGTAACCCTGCAATGTGACGTGTCCAAAGGATAGGAGGTGGCCTAATGGCATTATTGACAACGTGCCAAGCCAGTTTCCAGAGCATGAAAGACTATGAGGATGTCAAGGATGATGTGGAGGCGTTAAAAGAAAATGTCCGTGAGTGCTATTCTGAAATCAGTAAAACCTCGGAACAGATTCAGCATACCGTCAGGGAAACGTATCTTACGAAATCCGAATTGGAAACAATCCAGAAAGACTTTCAGGCAAGCATTACACAGAACAGTTCAGAAATTCGAATGGACTTCACAAAGATAACAAATGAAATCATTAATAATGTTTCTGCCAATCAAACACTTTTGGAAGAGTACATTCGTTTCAAGGGAGCATTGATTGAATTGGGAAAAGTCGGGAATGCATTTACAGCGGAACTGTCCAATGAAGAACTCTCATTTAAAGAGAATGGGCAGAAAATTGCTTATATTTCCAATCAAATTCTTGTCATAACCAATGCAGAAATTCGAAATAAGCTGTCTCTGGGCAATGAAGTCCGGGGATGGTTTGATTTTATACCGAGAAGTACAGGAAATTTATCAATCAAATGGCGTGATCCGTCTTAGGAAGAAGGTGAGAAAATTGGCATCCAGCGGAAGTTTTTCGGGATCTATCCGTGATGGACATTATGCTGTGCGGGTAGATTGGACACAGACAAAGAATGTATCGGAGAATACGTCCACAATTACTTGCAGGATTTATCTTGTAAATGACTGGTCTTTGTCGATTAACAGCAGGAATAACAATACGATGACGATTGATGGGAAGGCACAGAATTTCATATCCCCGTCCATTGGTTCAACAGGAACGCATTTGTTGGGAACAGTATCGCAGAAAGTCACACACGGAGGTGACGGTGGAAAGACAATTTCCATGAGTGTTGTGTTTAAAATTCAGGCAACATTATCAGGAACTTTCTATGATTCCATTACGGCAAATACAACCGTAACTCTGGATTCAATTCCAAGAGCATCTTCCGTGACAGCTTCAAATGCAGAATTGGGGAAGGCATCCGTGATACAAATCTCTCGTGCATCTTCATCATTTACCCATACGCTGACCTATGCTTTTGGAAATGCAACGGGGACGATTGTCTCAAAAACAGCGTCCACCTCAGTTACATGGAACACGCCGCTTTCATTGGCAAACCAAATACCGAAAGCGGTTACGGGAACCTGCACGATTACCTGTACGACCTATAACGGAAGTACAAATATTGGAAGTAAGACATGTACATTGACTCTAAGCGTTCCGGCATCCATTAAGCCATCTATTACCAGTCTGACTGCAACGAGAGTGGATGGAGAAGTGCCATCTGCATGGGGAATTTATGTACAGACAAAATCGAAAGCAACATTAAAAATCAATGGTGCGGCAGGAAGCTACGGATCGAGTATTACTGCATATTCCATTACAGGCGGAGGTTATACTAGCACGGCATCCAGCTTTACAACAGGGTTTCTGAATGCGGAAGGTACGATCACATTCTCTGCTGTTGTCACGGATTCTAGGGGAAGAACTTCAGATGAGAAGACAGTATCGATTACGGTAGTTCCCTATTCGCCTCCGTCTTTTATCAATTCAACATCGCAAAGATGTTTGAGTAATGGTGCGGTCAATGAGGACGGGACTTATGTACGAAGCGTGATAAATTTTAATTTTGCATCATGTGGAGGAAAGAATACTGCATCTGGAACAATTCATTATAAAAGAACAACAGCAGAGTCATGGATAGCAGTAGGAGCATTTGTATCAGGAGCGGCTGTTGTTTTTGGTGGGGGAAATATTTCTACGGAATATTCTTTTGATGTTCGTTATACCCTGAAAGATACATTTTCTTCTATTTCGATACAAGAGATCATTTCCACAGCAGCAGTAGTAATGGATTTTAAACGTGGCGGAAAAGGAGTAGCTGTTGGTAAAGTTGCAGAGGATGAAAATGTGTTTGAAGTGTCAGAAGACTGGGATGTGCGGGTTTATGGAAAACTTCTTAAGGATTATATCCAACAGTTTGCGAAAACAATCTATCCGGTTGGAAGTATTTATATGAGTGTGGTTAATACAAATCCGGGCCAATTTTTTGGAGGAACTTGGGTGGCGTGGGGAGCAGGAAGAGTCCCTGTAGGTATCAACACTGGTGATGGAAATTTTAATACTGTGGAAAAAACAGGCGGTTCTTCTGTGGTAACACTTACTGCAAATCAAATGCCCTCCCACACGCATACTTTTACAGGAAACGCCACAACAACAGGAAGTGCCGGAGGTCATACACACAACATTGGACGTGATACAGACGGCGGTGCAGGGAGCAGCAGATATACTGTGCATAGTAATGGCGTATCAGGTGCAGATGCAACAGCACCAACAAGTAGTGCTGGAAGTCATACGCATTCCCTGACACCAAAGGGAACAATCGCAAATGCGGGTGGAGGTGCTTCCCATTCAAATTTACAACCATATATTGTCTGCTATATGTGGAAACGTACAGCATAAGGAAATGACAGCCGACAGGCTGTTTTTTTAATACCCATAAGGGAGAAAGAGAGGGAAAGACTATGAAGCAATTTGTAACAACCATGCAATGTGTTTTTGCAGCAATGGGAGGAGCAATCGGAGCAGTTCTTGGAGGCTTTGATGGATTTTTGTATGCCCTGATTGTCTTTGTGGTAGTGGATTACATCACGGGACTTATGGCAGCAGTCATCAATAAAGAAGTTTCCAGTGAGGTTGGTTTTCACGGAATCGTGAAAAAAGTCGTAATTTTTTGTTTGGTAGCAGTCGGGCATATTGTAGACACACAGATTATTTGTGATGGAAGCGTTGTCCGTACAGCAGTAATTTTCTTCTATTTATCTAATGAAGGAATTTCTATTTTGGAAAATGCGACAAGAATCGGTCTTCCGGTACCACAGAAGCTGAAGAATGTGTTGGAACAGTTAAAAGAGGATGACGAAGAGCACCGTGAGTAGACGGTGCTTTTTTCGGGAAATGGAGGAATCTATGAAGTTAGTACAGAGTATCATGACTAAAAATCCATGCTATACAGCAGGAAGAAAGATTACAGTAAAAGGATTAATGCTGCATTCCGTGGGATGTCCGCAGCCGAATGCATCGGTGTTTATTAAAAATTGGAATACGCCATCTTATGGAACAGCCTGCGTACATGGCTTTATTGACGGAAATGATGGTACGGTATATCAGACGCTTCCGTGGAATCATAGGGGATGGCACTGTGCATCTGGTCCAAAAGGAAGCGGAAATAATACCCATATCGGTGTAGAAATGTGTGAGCCTGCCAGTATCCGTTACACAGGGGGTTCCAGCTTTACCTGTTTGAATCTGTCGGCGGCAAGGGCTTCGGTGAAGAAAACCTATGAAGCGGCAGTAGATCTGTTTGCATATCTTTGTAAACTTTATGGTCTCAACCCAACTGCCGATGGCGTAATTATCAGCCATAGGGAAGGGCATATCAGAGGTATTGCGTCAAATCACGGAGACCCGGAACACTTATGGAACGGTCTTGGAATGGGATATACCATGAATACTTTCCGTAAAGATGTAAAGGAAAGGATGCAGGGAGGAACTGTAAAACCGGATGAAACAAAGGAAATGTATCGTGTCCGTAAGTCTTGGGGAGATGCCGCTTCACAAAAAGGAGCATTTCACGAACTGGAAAATGCGAAGAAGTGTGCAGATGCGAATAAAGGATATGCCGTGTTTAATGAATCTGGAAAACAGGTTTATTCAAAAGCTGATTTTTCGCCATATCTAGTGGAAGTTACCGCAACGGATTTAAATATCCGTAAAGGTCCGGGAACAAATTATGGAAAAACTGGGAAATTTACGGGAAAAGGAGTTTTTACTATTACTGAAGAACGAGCTGGTACAGGCTCCAATAAAGGATGGGGAAAACTGAAATCCGGTGTAGGCTGGATTTCACTTGATTATGTAAAGAGATTATAAAATTCTGCCGGGCGGTAAAATGCTGTCCGGCAGAATTTTTTACGTTATTTCCCATCATAGAAAACAAACGGTATCGAAAAAAAGACTTGCTATTCTTGGGGTTTAGAGTGATATATAGACTACCAAAAAAGAAGGGAGGAGACCAGTATGCAAATTGAAGTCAGAAAAGCTGATATGGGAAAAGAGAAAAAACGTTTAAAAGTCTGTGCATATGCGAGAGTATCTACGGAAGCATTTGAGCAAGAAAACTCATTGGAAAATCAAGTGTCTCATTATACAGAGATGATTCAGTCCAATCCAGCTTATGAGTTCGCAGGTGTTTATGCAGATTTTGGAATTTCCGGTTTTAAGGAAAGCCGCCCTCAGTTTCAGAAAATGATGCAGGATGCGAAAAATGGAAAGATTGATTTGATTATTACAAAATCCGTATCACGGTTTGCCAGAAATACCGCAATCGTTCTGAAGGCTTCCAGAGAGCTGAAGGAACGAAATGTCGGTATTTTTTTTGAACTACAAAACATCAATACACTTACGGAAGCGGGAGAATTGCTGCTTACCATATTGGCAGCATTTGCACAAGCAGAAAGTGAATCTGCAAGTGAGAGTTCCAAGATGGCTTATTTACACCGCATTGAGAATGGCGAAGTCGTAGCTTATTTGGAAAGATCTTATGGATATGAAAAAGATGAAAATGGAGAATATCGGGCAAAAGAACCAGAAGCGTCCGTTATCAGGGAAATTTACGATTTGGTAATTCAGGGCGTGAACTGCACGAACATTGCAAGAGTATTGAATGCGAGAAATATTCAGACCGTTCAGGGGGCAGAGTGGACAGCGAGTACCGTTTTCCGCATTGTGGAAAATGAAATTTACAAGGGTGATGTTCTGATGCAGAAAACTTTTATAGATGGGAAAAGACACCAAGTGCAGAATCGCGGAGAAAAAGCCATGTACTATGCAAAAGACAATCATCCGCCGATTGTATCGGAAAAAACATGGGAAAAAGCACAGCGGAAGCTGGAAGACATGAGGGCAGAAAGAGCCGAACACTCTGTGATTCAGGAATTCACGGAAGAAAATTATCCTTACATGAATCATATTTTTTGTGCAAAATGTGGATGGCCTTTGAAGCCACGGGTGTACAGTCATGGGCATCGGCTTTCTTGGGATTGCTCCGGACAGAAGAGAGGGACAAAAAAATTCTGTACAGGCATTCACGTTTTGGATAACGATTTACGGAAGATGGAGATTGAAGGAAACAGATATTTTTCAGAAACCGTAGATAAGTATGGAGAGGTACATTTAAAGCATGTAGGTGAGAGAACATGGAAGAATAAGCATAAAAAGAAAAAATTTAATCACAAAGAGCTATATCCAGAATTAAATGAGGAAAATTATCCGTACTATAGACGATTGTATTGTGCAAGATGCGGAAGCAGGCTTGGACGGTATATTTCACATGGAACAGTAAGATGGATATGTTCGAGCTATAAAAGAAAGGGGCAGGCAAAATGTCCGGGAGTCCGTATTCCAGATGAAATTATAAAGGGATGGAATCTGCCTGATGGAAAAATATATATCATGGGAAAGGAAGATAAAAATGGCGAGAAGCATTACAGTTATACCAGCGAGTCAGCCTTATAGAGTGGGTGGCAGAACGCAGCAGAAAACGAGAAACCTTCGGGTGGCAGCATATTGCAGGGTTTCTACAGATCAGGAAGAACAGTTGAATAGTTTTGAAAATCAAGTCGAGTATTACACAAAATATATTCAGGATAATCCATTATATCAGATGGCAGGCATTTATGCAGATGAGGGAATTTCAGGCACAAATACCAAAAAGCGTGAGGAATTTAAACGTATGATTCGTGACTGTGAAGAAGGGAAGATTGACTTAGTCATTACAAAGTCCATATCAAGATTTGCCCGTAACACGCAGGATTGTTTGGAATATAGCAGAAGGTTAAAAAATCTTGGAATCGGAATATTTTTTGAAAAAGAGCATATCAACACTTTAGATGCATCAGGAGAATTATTGTTTACTATATTGTCTTCGCTGGCTCAGGACGAATCAAGAAATATTTCGGAGAACTGCAAATGGGGCATACGAAGTAAGTTTAAAAAGGGAATTCCGCAGGTGGACTGTACGAAATTTCTCGGATATGATAAAGGCGAGGATGGGAAGCTGATTGTAAATCAGGAACAGGCAAAAATAGTGAAGCGAATTTATCGGGAGTTTTTGAATGGATATAATCCGGCTACTATTGCAAAAATGCTGATGGAGGATCATATCAAAACTGGAACAGGAAGGGCAGAATGGAGAAGTGCATCGGTAAGGGCTATTTTAAAAAATGAAAAATATATGGGTGATGCCCTTTTGCAAAAAACTTATACAGCAGATTTCCTTACCAAGAAAGTAAAAAAGAATCATGGGGAAGTGGAGCAGTTTTATGTAAAAGAGAGCCACGAAGCAATCATTCCAAAAGAACAATGGGAAGCGGCACAACTTGAATTGGAAAGAAGGGATTCCTACATGCAGGAATTGGGATTGACTTTCTATGGATATGGCTCGGAGGTCAATCCATTTTCTTGCAGGGTAGTCTGTGGAAAGTGTGGTGCAGTTTGTGGAAAGAAAAGTTGGAAAAGCAGGGGAGTAGAGTTTTGGCAATGTAATAACAGAAGTAAAAATCATGGAGTGAAAGGATGCGCCAGTGAGAATCTCCCGCATGAAAACCTGCTTAAGGGTTTTGTTACAGCGTGGAACCAGATTGTTGCGGAAAGAGAACAATATCTTCCAAAATGGGAGAAAAAGAAGAAAGAAGGAAATCCGTTAGAAAAACTTCGTGCAGAACAAATGATAGAATTAACGTTGCAACCACCTCTTACAAAGATGCTGCCAGAACTTGGACAGATGGTTTTGGAAAGGGTAATTGTACAGGGAAAAGAAATATTGTTTATTCGATTTTTGGATGGCACGGAGATTAAGGTAAGGATATAGGCTCTGAGGTTATTCCAACAGAGCCATATTTCCTTCAGTTTCTTCCGTAAAAATTGCGAGCTGACCATCAATCATATCATCTTCGAAGGTATCAACATCTTCCGAGGTCTCGATTTCAGTTTTCTTTCCTCTTGGGGCTTTGTACGCATAAAGGGTATCCATGCGGAGCGGATGTTTGGATTTTTTGTTATAGGCAATCAGAATTGCTTCTGCAAATCCTAGAGATCCTCCACGGCGTTCTCTTGCTTGACGTCCAATTTCACGGACAGAGACACGACCAACCTTTTCTTTGAATGTCGTATCATTCATTTTATCTCCGAAAGCGTTATCTAACCGTGCGACTGCGTTCAGCATATTGGAACTGAACGACATAGGTGCGCCTTCCCAAGTAGCCACACATAAACGGAGTACACGGTCAAGAGTATGAAAACCGTATTTATCATATATGTTTACCAATGTTGACACCGCACAGATTCCTCCGGGATGAGAGGAGGATGTGATGGATAAATGATAAGATTCCACCAAGTCTTTAATAATCAATTCTTTTTCACTTCCAGCCTCGATGTTGGCCATGAAGATTTCATAAGGCAGCAGAGGCTTTACATATTTCATTTGGTTAGCAAAGATATCTGCTTCCTGAGTATAATTTAAATCATCATAGATCATACACCAGACAGGAGTTTCACGGGAACCAGATACCAATGCCACGATTTCAATAGTATGCTGTCCATTAAACACATAATTAATGCCATTCCTACGGCTTACCTTTACAGGATTGATTTGATACAAATCGAAGTTTGTAGCCGCTTTTTCAACATGGCGCAAAGATAGGTTTCTTTGATAATTTTGGTCTGAAACAAGGTTTTTGATAGGTATCTGTTCAAAATGAACGTTTGGGACATATCTTTGTAATTCTTCAATATTTTCTTCCATAATCATGCTTCCTCCAAAATCTTTGTAATTTTATCAATTACAGTCATTAGATTACTCAGTTGTATTTTTAAACGCTTTTTTCCTTCTTTAGAAGAACGTTGGAAATCAGTCACATTCATTACCCGTTCGATGGAGCTGCACCAAGAAGGAATTGTGAGAGAAAGACTGGAAAGCTCAGCATCGGGATCAAATTTTGGCATTTGCTTGATGACGGGTTTCGGCTCTGCGATTTTTTCCTTTTGGGTTGGAGCAACAACTTTTCTCCATTGAAGTTCACGCTTCATATCAGGATAGCTCAGATGTTCAATGCCTTTTTCAATCATGTAATCATATAATTTTTTGAGTTCATAATGAGGCAGCTGGGAAAGTTCAATAATATTGGCGTGAGAAATGCGAAGTTTACCAGAACGGATTCGTTCTACCATTTGGGGAGTTTTCTCGCAAATATTATCCAATGCACGACTATATTCATTGTATTTGTACACGGAAGCAGGAGATGTGTTGCATTCAGATGCTATCTGTGTTGCGGAAATATGTCTACAAGGAAGTTTCTTTTCTATACGATATGTATGACCGCCTTTTCCGGTGGTGGAATTTTCAGATGAAATACGGGCAGTAATCGCTTTTACGGCATCATATTTCTTTCCAATCACATATTTGCGGTTGGCTTCTGTAAGGTCTTCACGTTTAAGTTGCTGTGTGCAGATCCATGAGATTGCATCCTCCCGGCTTAAAAAATACATGCGTTTGATACGAAATTTGATTCCTCGTTTATGACAGATTTGATATGCTTCAACTCCATCCACAATCAATCCATTCCAAGTGTAAATCGGCTCACTGTATGCGTGGGAGCTTATTTTGCGTTCCAGTGATTTATGTTCGCGATCTTCTAAAGGCTGAATGAGATTCGTAAATTCCAGATCAAGTTTAAGGGTATAGTTGTTATAGTTACTCATAATGTTTGTTCACTCCATTCAGTATTCTGTTGCATAGAAGGGGACGTTTCCAACATGGAAAACTGTATAACTCCTGCTTTGGAATTAAATTGCCCATATAAGCGGAAAATATTTCCATATTCCCACCCGCAGTCTACAGTCATCATGGTTTGTAATAAATCTTTACAGTATAATTCATAACTGTATCCTGTTTCAAAACGATATTTTCTAACTTTATGTGCGAGATAATCCCGTTTATCGCCAGCCTTTATTGCTATCATTTTGGAATTGGGATTAATCAGTAGTTGAATATAATCAGGATCACCGAGAAGCCGTAGTGTATTACGATGAATACGAATAAGACTCTTTTTTAAATCAATACTCAGGATGGGTTGACATAGATTTTCTCGACTCATCATCTAGCACCTCACTTTCGTTTGGGACTGGTATCTGCTCCTGTATAGGAGACTGTGTTTTCTTTTTTTCATGGACATCAAATACTGCATATCCATCAAAAATATTTATCTGCAGGGCATTTTGATGTTCTTCGACAGGAACTCCGAATTGATTCTGCCACTCAGAAGGATAGCTTGCAGTTCGAGATACTCTTGGTTTTTCTCCCTCTTTGGAAGTGCGCATGAATATTTCCGGGGTTGTCAGGTCAAAAATGAATAATACTTCATCACCGGATCGGATGAGTTTTCCTAAAAGTTTGTAACGATAGTTAGGATTCCAGTTCATCAAAGAGATAACTTTCGCAAAGAATATCCGGCAGGTGATCTGTTTTGGATTTTTCTTTTTTCCTGCGGAACACCAACGGAAAGAGTCTTTTTCTTCTTCACGGCATGGCCTTACAGCAAGCTTTTTTTCTTCGGGGTTTACGAGTATCTGAACATATTCTACAGAAGGAAGTTTTTTTATACAGGCCATATTTACAGATACTTTGTAATTGTTAAATGTAAAGGAAGGTTCAAATGTATGGGCGAAAAATTCGCCACGGACAACTTGATATCCATCAAAGCTGAAATCCATGTCTTCAATGATGTCGGATTGTCCATCCTTTCCCGGTGTGATAGTTACTGGCAGGGGATTTTGAGGTTTGCTCATATCTTCGGGAATATTTTGTGCCAGTTCCCATGTGTTTACAGGTGTGTCAGTCATTATGATTCTCCTTTATTTCTTCCATAATTTCCACGATTCCTTTTGTAAGATCCGCTTTGGACGTGGTATGCAGTTCTGATTCTTTATAGGGCTGTCCTTCAGAGGTGGTTTGCCAATTCTTATTATTGGTAAAAGCAGCCAGTTCCCGTGCATGAGTTTGACTATAATAATTGTTTCCAAAGCTATTCATCCATTCTGCCGGATAACCGAGGATAGTTTTGGGTGTGGAGGAAGCTTCTGTTGATTTATTAGGGGAATCTTTGTCCGTTGTTGCAGGTGCTTCATTCGGAATGCGTACTTCGGTTTCTTTCATATTAAAAATCAGGACATTTTCAGCTCCCTTTTGATGTGCCACTCCGAGAACACGGTATTTGCAGTTTGGATTCCAGCCAAACAATTCGTAAAGTGTAGGTAGGAAGGCTGCTCCATATATATAGCGAGGAACGAGAACTCCATTTCGCAGGCGCGCCCATTGGACTTTATTTCGATTATCTTCAAGTGTGCAAGGCCGTACAGCGAGAAGATAGGAGCTTGGATGTATCAGCAGTTCTACGGTTTTAATTTCCCCAAATTTTCTGAGTGCTTCCGTACTAAAATTGAGTTTTTCATAAGATAGAGTCGCTGATATTTTTCCGGTAGTTTCAAAAAACTGACCATGTGCGATTTCATATCCTCTTAAGTCAAAAGAACCAAGTTGCGCAGTAATAGGGATTGTATCCGAAAGCGTGATTTCTGAATCGGGAATACTGGATGAAGCAGCACGATAATCATCTGGTTTGAATCCGGCCCAACGGGGGTTAACTGTGATGAATCCTTTTAGTGCTCCGTCTGGAATCACATGAAGTTCAGGAAGCAAGGCTTTGTTTCCGTATTTAGCATTACTGATTAGTTTTTGAACTGCAATGAAATCATCTCGTGAAATAATGGCTTCATGATGTTCACGTTTTCTATATTGATTACGGTCTTGATTGTTTTTTCGGGATTTATGATCAAGATAATTTGGTGTCCATGTTTTACGGGCAAGCACATCACCACAATGTCTTTCGTTTTGTAAAATCTGGAGAACAGAACCGGAAGACCATACTTCATTATTCTTTTTTGTTTTACAACCAAGTTCCGTAAGCGTATCGGCAATTTCCTGACAGGTATTTCCGTTCAAATACATATAAAAAATCAGCTTTACGATTTTCGCCTCGTGTTCATTAATTTTTAATTCTCCGTTTTCGTCTTGATCATATCCAAGCAAAGGGGGTGTCAGGAATATTCCTCGGCGAAAACGCATCTCAATAGAGGCATTCATGATTTCACTTTTTGTATGACTTTCCTCTTGTGCAAGGGTAGACATGAAGGAAAGAATCATTTCGCTTTTGGGATCAAGGGTATTTAAATGTTCGGTTTCAAAAAATACACCGACCGGAGGACGGAGAGAAAGAAGCTCCCGGACATAACCGATACAGTCCACGACATTACGAGCAAATCGAGATACACTTTTTGTGAGGATAAGGTCAATTTTTCCATCTTCGCAGTCTTGTACCATCTGTTTGAAGGCTTCTCTATGCTGCAGAGATGTACCGGAAATTCCTTCATCGGCATATATTTTTACGAGATTCCAGTTAGGATTACGATCTACTACGTCTTGATAATGATTTTTTTGAAGTTCATATGAGGATGTCTGTCGAGGATCGTCTGTGGAAACTCTGGCATAAACAGCTACCCTTAACATGGAAGATGTTTTGAATATATCCGGTTTGGGGAGAGCAGGAATGACATCAAGCTCATCTGGATTTATTCCTTTATATCGCTCACGAATGAGAGCTTTCTGTTGTTCGATTGTTTCAGTTCTTTCTTCATATTCTTTCATAGGTCATCAATTCCTTGTATTGCGATTTATTCTCATTATAATTTTTTTGTGAAAAAAAGACATAAACCACCAGTTAATTAAATAACGGATGGTTTATATAAAGTGAAATGGATTTGTGGTTCAATTATAGGTCTTTTAAATTGTTATCCTTTAGAAGTATTTTTTCAATTAAAGACCAATCATTGCTCCGAAGAATATCCTTTACTGCGGAAAGAATCAGATAGATGAAGCGTTTTTCGTTTTTGGAACAGTCTGCCATAAGTAAGTCAATATCTGTTTGATATTCTGTAGGATTGTAAAGCAGATTTCCATAGAGCAGTTCATCCAACGTAATTCCCAGTGCATTGCAGATTTTGATAAGAGATTCTAAACTGGGTTTCCGCTTGGCATTTTCAATGTAGCTGATATAGACAGAAGATAAATTTGCCAGTTCAGCTAATTCTTCCGCAGAGATTCCTTGCTGATTTCGGGTTTCTTTGATGCGGATACCAATTAATGAATAGTTTATAGGCATGTTATCACCTCCTTTCGCCGTTTGAGCAAGTTCTATTTGGAAATCTGCTCCCGGCTTTTAAAGGTGAATTGTACAAAAGTACATACTACACTAAAGAGGAGTATAGCACATGTTAAAAATAACGAGAAGATGTCGGAATAAAGGGAATTTCGTCGATGGATTTTTATTGCGGAATTTGTCTTCAAATGGTATTATCGTAGCGAAAGGAAGGTGGAATAATTGTCAGAATATGAAGAAGAAATGCTTTTGAAAGAGCTTCAAAAATGTGGATTACATTTAAGAAAGTTAAAGGAGAAGTTATACTGCTACTGCGAAAAAAGAGTCTTTGTAAAAGGTTCGACAATTTTAAAGATGTATGCTAAAATTGAAGAAACTCAAAGAGAGTATAACAGACTGGATAATCGTCTGATAGAACTGGAGAATGCACAATAG